CGGGGCAATGGTTATCGATGAAAACCCTGAAAATGAGTTTTACTTTGAAATGTATGACTCTGAAATTGACGATCTCGTTGAAATCGTAGGTTAAAATAGTGATCGCTAATGATTATTATTACAATCAAAAATGAAACAAATGTAAAAATCCAAAAGGAAAAAACCAAATGGCAATTCTTAAAAATGTTGAAATCTTCTTCTGCAAACTTGACCCTGCTCGTCCCAACGATCGGTTCGATAAAGAAAACCCTACGTGGGAAACTCAAATTCGTACACGGGATAAAAAGCAAGCTAAAGAGTGGAAGGACATGAACATCAATGTAAAGACCGATGATGATGATCACGGTATCTTTTACAAAGCAACATTAAAGAAAAAGAGTAAGAAACGTGATGGGACTGATCAAAACCCTGTACAAGTAGTTAAAGGTGATTTAACATCAGTAGACGTTAATAAAATCGGTAACGGTTCTATTGCTAATGTTCGTGTATACCAGTACCCCTACGATGTAGGTGGTAAGAAAGGTATTGCTACTATGCTTATGGCTCTACAGATTACTACACTCCACGAATACACTCCAAAACCAAGAGAAGATGACTTCGAAATGGTTGATACTAAAGTTGTCACTGTTGCTGACAACCAAGACCTTTCCGAAGAAATTGATGACGAAATCATGTTCTAAGAAACAGCGGGGGATCCTACAAAGGATTCCCCTTTTTTACGCAAACGGAGAGTATCTATGACAAAAGAGTGTGTATACTTAGCAGGACCAATGGAAGACTGTAGTGAAACCCATATGAAAGGTTGGCGTGAGTACATGAGGTTTGAACTAGAAGATTCTGGTATCAAGTGTTTAGATCCTACGCGGCGTGTTTCTTTCCACGATCAACTAGGGGAGCACATACAAGATATTACAAAAACTACAAACATCTGTAAACGAATCTTTAAACAAGACCTTCAAGACATTGCCAATAGCCGTATTGTGGTTGCTGATGTGCGTAGAGGGTCTGGCAGAGGTACTGGCACTTCTATGGAGTTAATGTTTGCCCACACTAAAAATAAAATCATTATTTTGTGGGCTGATGAAAACGACTTTGTGCATCCTTTTTATGAGGCTATGGCTACAGAAAAGCACTATAAGTTATCTGACGTATTAACAGCAGTAGAGGAGTACTACTAATGTCTGACTTTAGAGAAGAAATGTTTGAGGTTCGAGCTTGGAATGAAAACTACTATGAGGACCAAGTAACTGTTTATAGCAATCTTGACGGGGCTGTAGATGCAGCAGCAGAGCTTAGAGCAGATGGATTTGAAACAGAAGTCTACAAGCTAACAATCTTTGAGGAGTTACTAGAATGAGAATGTATGTCAGGGTTAGAACAGAGTATGAGTACATGGTAGACGTTCCTTCTGGAAATCCTGAAGAAGCTAAAGACTATGTAAATACAAACTTTGAATGGTTAGCACCTGATAACGATAACCTGATTGATGCCGAAGTACTTGTTTTTGACTCTGATATGAATGAAATAGAGGAAGAATAACATGACACCAACTGACACCACGTTTAACGTTGTAGCGTCTTACTACCATGATGAATGGAAAAAGATGGTCCCAAGCCATGAGTATGAAGGTTTTGAAACTTTAGCACTTGCAATGGAACAAGCCGAGTTTCATCAAGCTAAGGGCTTTGATGTTCAAGTATACAAGTGTGAGCCTGTTGAGATTGTTCGTCTTACAGGTCTTGACGAAGAAGTAGACGAAGGTGAGTATTCGTCAGATTGGACGGACGAAGACGAATACTGGACTGAAGAAGAATACATGGAGTGGGAAGACATCCATTACGATGATCTTGGTTGGAACGATGATGAGTATGACACCAGAAAAGAGTGGGGGGAGATATGAAGGTAGAAGTTTACTATAACTTGCATCGCCATCTTTTTTCTATTCGACATAAAGGAAAAGTAATCGGGCATCGTCGTTATGTGTCTTTAGCCGATGTTACTTTTGCTGTACAACCAGCAGGTCGTAAGAAAGTCTTAGAAACAGGACAAAAAAATGTTCATGCTTTTGTGCGTGGCACCTTAATAAACTATCAACAAATATGTCATTTAGATATGACTACACAAGTAACCTATAATCCCTACAAATATAAAAGTTTTGTTGACAAGTTAAACGAAACTCCAATTAAGAAGGCAAGCGTTACGTTTATGTGCAAACCTTCCGATAGTAAACCACAAATTTTTGCAGGAGTATAACCTCATGATGACTACTTGTATGACTAAGGCGTATAAAGATTGTAACACAGATGGCACTCAAAACTTGTACTGGATACACGTTCCAGGTAAACACAGAGGTTGGCATCAAGGTTATGTAGGGCGCACTAAGCTTAAAATAAACGGGCTTAAGCTGCGTTATCGAATTGAAGATCGAGAGTGTTTTTCGGTTGAGTCTACAAGAAAACCACGGCGTGTTAACGAGTTTATAAGACGTTACTGGCATGAAGTAAAGATTAAAATTATCGCTGAAAACTTAGGTGAAAAAGAAGCAAAAGAGTTAGAAAAACGACTAAGACCAGAAAGCAACCTTAACGGTAAAGACAGGTTTAATTGGAACACTAAAAAAGGGGGGTAACATGTTAACTAAAGCACAAATAGAGGATTGGTGGGAAGGAGATTCTTTAGTGAGAGAGCCATGGGAAAAACTAGACGATGACTTTGAAGAAAGTGCAGCAATTCTTGAGTATGACGCTGGTCGAGAGCGTTATGAAGCACAACAGTTAGCTGCACAAAACTTAGGTTTTAAAAATATGGCTCACCTTAAATCACACGTTCAACTTTTGAAAGGTATCGGATGAAGTATGAAGTAGTTTACAATGATAATGATGGTTATGGTTGGACCTCTGACTTAGTTACTGAAAACTGGCAAGAAGCGTTAAGTGCTTGGTCAGATAATTTTTGTAGCTATGATTCTAAGGCATTCAATAAGATTCGGGTACGCACTCCTGAAAATATTGCGTTTGACTTGCAGGGAACAGAACAGATGGAAGTTCATTCTTCCTATATTAAGTATCAAGAAGAAGTAAATAATCGTATAGAACAACGTATCGCAAAGGATGAGTACATGACAAACATTGGCACATTTGATATCGTTGACCTTGATAGGTCAAAACTTACTCACACCCACAACTCACAGCTTGGTATGAACGCTGACCAAACAGAACAACCTCAGTATGAAGAAACTGCTAGAAAGGCTATGGATGACAACGACACCTTGTTAGAACAACTAGCTCAACTAGATATAGCTTATCAAGGTCCAAGAGAAGCTCCACTGTATCCTGAAAACGATTGGGATATTGAAGACATGTTTAAAGAGGACTTTGACGAAGAGTTAAAGTTAAACTATGGACATTCTAAGCCTGAAGCTACTACTAACTTTCACGGTGACTTTGACAAAATGACTGAAGCTCAACAAGATGCAATCATCAACCCTAAGCACTACAAACTGCTTAGTGCAGAGACTATGAAAGCGCATCCAGACGGTATGGAGTACATCGACTTGATGGCCTACCTACTTGAAGGACACACTAGTGTACAGGCGCACCTCTTAGGGCAGATTTACAAGTACTCTATGCGCCTCGGTAAAAAAGATAACAAGTTACAAGACGCAAAAAAGATTGAGTGGTATGCGAACCGCTTGGCAAAAGAAATTGAAAAGGAGTTCTAATGTACGACTTTGAAAAAGAGTGCAATCGTATGTTCTGGATTGTTAAGGGCCACTTGATCCCCCGCGCTTGGCATCCAGAAGAAATTGTAGAAATGTATGATAGCTACTTTAAACGCATGTGGGGCAATCATGAAACCTGCTATCATGAAGAGGGGTTTGAAGAAGCTTGGACCAAACGGAAGGAAGAAGATGCAGATTTACGTAGTTGAAGTCTGGGACTCAGAAACAACTTATTGGGAAGATTATATGGCGTATTCTAGTGTAGAAGCAGCTATGGACACTTATCGAGATTTAATTCTTAAAGGGTTTAGTGTAAGAGTAATGTTACACATGCACATGCAAGAATACTGGAGCAAAAAAGATGAGGAAGCACTGGCCTGAGTTTGTAGACGCGTCTTATGATATAAATATGAGGAAAAAATCAATGATGGAATTTATGAAAAATTTAAAGTCGTCACTAAAGCACACTAAACTTGCTGAAGGACATCTGCATGCAACAGGAGACTACGAATCTGAAGAGCTAGACAAGGCTTTTGGACATCTTCGTGATGCAAGAGTTATGATGGAAAGGCTATTAAAAAATGATTGATGGGTTTGCTTGGACAGTAATAATGGTAGCAATAGCATTTGCTGCTTGGGCTTTATGGGAGATACTAGACGATGACTAACATCTATCAGTTAAGACAGATAAAAGAAATGGCAAAGAGTTATCAAAAATACCATCCTGACATAGATATTCGCACAGCTGTTAGAAAAGCTAATGAGGCTTACGATATTTTTAGGGATGCAGAGTTTGAAATAATGGCAAAACTGGAATGTAAAAATGAGATTAGTCTTTGATATCGAAACAGATAACTTGCTGCCTAAACTAACTACTTTTCATTGTGCTGGTGCCATTGATCTTGACACTGGTGCTGAGTATTGGTTTAGGCCGCATCAACACAAAGAGTTTTTAAATAAACTAGACGAAGCAGACGTTATTATAGCACATAACGCTCTTGGCTTTGATGTACCAGCCCTGACTAAGTTGTTTGGGTGGACCCCAAAAGCTAAAGTACAGTGTACTAAAGTGATGTCTCAAGTATTGAACTATCGCCGTTTTGGGTTTGGTCACTCACTTAAACAGTGGGGTGAAAAGCTTGGTGATTCAAAAGGAGACTACTCGGAAGGGTTTGAAACCTTTAACGAGTCAATGTTTGTATATATGCAACAAGACGTTAGACTTCTTGCAAAAGTATACAAAACTCTTTACAAAGAGCTAAGGCGGTTTATGACCCGCCCTAGCAAAAAAGCTAACAGTATTGTACGGGCTTTACGCAATGAAATGGACATGGATGCCATTATGGAAGAGCAGTGCAGTAACGGTTGGTTGTTTGACTTAAAAGCTGCTAAAGAACTTCATCAAACTATTACAGAAAAAATGAAGGAAATGGAAGAAGAAATTAACAGCTTGTTAGGCGTTAGAGTTGTTGCTAAAGACTCTAGCGTTAGAAAGATTAAAAAAGAAATTGAACTATTAAAATCACAGGGGATTATTGGTTATGACAAAGAAGGATACCCCTTTGGACCGTGGCCTGACGCTGAATACAAAGAGCCGAAGTTCACAAAAGCAGGAAAGTACGCTGCGCACACTAGTAGTTGGTTCGGCCTTGACCCTAAGTGCGTCTACGATCTGGGCAGTAAGTCTTCACTACCCGTTTGGGATGATTATACTCGCGTTGAGTTTGAAAGTGGCGATATCGGTAATACTGATACGGTTAAAGATTACCTCTACTCTATCGGGTGGCAACCTGACGAGTGGAATTGGAAAAAGAGAGGGAAAGAGTTCTTCAAAACTTCCGCAAAACTCTCCGACTCCAGCTTGGAAAGACTCGGAGGTGTAGGAAAAATACTAATGGAATACTATACTCTAAGATCTCGCAGGAGTATTCTTCAGGGCTGGTTTCCTCACATTGACGAAAATAGTAGACTACACGGTGATGTGTTTAACATTGGTACACCAACCTTTAGACAAACACATAAGATTATTGCTAACTTACCATCAGGACAAGCTACCCTTGGCAAAGAGTTTAGAAGTCTGTTTATTTCTAAAGAGGGGTATAGCTTAGTTTCTGCTGACTCTGCTGCTTGTCAACTACGGTTGTTAGCTCACTACATGGAAGACTCTAAGTTTACTGATACGGTTCTTAACGGAGACGTTCATCAAATGAACGCAGATATTCTTGGTTGTACAAGACCTCAAGCTAAAAGGTTTATCTTTGCTTACTTGTATGGCGCTGGTGCTCAAAAACTTAGTGGCTATATTGACAAGAGTCTTAAAGAAACTAAAAAGTCAATGAATAAGTACAAGAAAGCACTTCCAGCCTTAGCAGCGTTAATTGAAAGGGTTAACGGAGATATTGAAGAAAGAGGTTGGATTGA